ACCTAAAGTTTCAAATTCAATTTCGGAATACTTTTTACCCTTAAATCCTAAATTCTTACCCGTAATAAACTTATGAACTTTTCCACCACTAACTGCCTGTGCTTCTTTTAAAGATTTTGCAAGTTCATATCCTCTATCTTCGGTATCTTTTTTATTTAATTGATGTCCTACCTGTTTAGTGGTATCATCAAAATCAACTGTATCTAATTCAGCAGGATATCCCAAATCAGGAGTGTAATTCCCAGTTTTATGGTGATGTAGAAAATCTCTTTGAGCACCACTTTTTGCGTGTTTTGAATGAGTTGCTGCACCTATGGATTCTCCTTTTGGTATTCTAAATGTTGCCGCTTTTTTACCATTAATTGTCGGCATTCCGTGGTCATCAGTTCCAATATCTTTAACGGTAACTTTTTTATTTTTAAACTTACCCATTAAAACTTCATCACCTTTATCAACATCCAAATTAATGTCTTCTTTAAAAAAATCAGTTTCAACATAATCAATATTTGGTAAATTTTTTATAGTGTATTTTACAGTTCTTTCTTCCGCATCATCATCTCCAAATATAGCATCTGCTTCTGGGAAATCGGTTTGAGTGTATCCTCCACCTGTGTACCAAGCTTCACCTTTATCCGAATCTAATTTTCTTTTTTTTCCTTTTTTTATGAAAGAACCATCAGGAACATCTGCCGTATTTGCAGTTCCCACATTACTAACCTCATTATATATTTGTTTGTTTATTCTACCATACTCTCTCATTAGGATTCCAGCTACTGCGTGTGCTTGGTTTTCTATAGGAGAACCATCTGCCCCATCTTTTTCTGAATTTCTAACTAATCCCAACTCATCTTGCTTTCTATGAACCATTTCATGCGCAACTGTACGAAGTATATCTGCCGTCAATCTACCCTCTGTTGCAACATATATTGATTTATCATCTGGATTATACCCACCCAAAGATGTTTTTACTTCAGCAAATTCTCTACCACCAACTAATGTTACATTTGGAGATTCTTTTAACTTCAATCTTTTAGTTGCAAACTCTACAAAGTTCTGAATAGATTGTTGTTTTGTTTCTGAAAGAGTTTCATTTAAATTACCTACTAATTTAGATACCGCCTGTTGTGGTTTTTGCTTTTTATATGATTCAATTGAAGCCAATAATTGTTCATCACTCATTTTATATGTTTCCATTTTTTCTGCAACGGTTTTTAACAAATTTGCAGAAAACTTTTGAGTATCAGATGATGCATCAATACCTTCCAATATACCCAATGTGGCTGTTGATAAAGCGGCACCTGTTCCTGCAGCACTTACTCCACCCAATCCCATTGCTTCCAATGTAGCGTGTTTTGCAATATCCTTGCCTAAATGGACACCAAATCCAACCGCACCATGTGTAAATGCACCAGTTGCTCCGGATAGAGCGGCTCCTCCAATTGCACCGCCAGTAGCAGCTCCTGCCATAACTGCTTTAGCAACCGCTACACCTGCTCCACCCAATGCCATAGAACCGAATATCAATCCAACATCCAACGCAGTATGTTTGATATGTTTTATTTGTTCTTTTCGTTTTTCATCGGAGTATTCCCATTCGCCAGTTTCTTTATTTTTAGTAGAACCAATTTTTTTACGATTCATTACAGCTTTAGCCGCATCCATCGTCCCACCAATCATTTCTTTTTTATGATGTGCCCAATGTGCTAATCCTTTTCCGAATTTCTGTAAGCCAGATTTAATATTACCCAACATTCCCTTTCTTTCTTCGGATTGTGGGTTGTTTACTTTATCTATTGTTTCATTATCTTCTTTTGATAATCCTTTTCTAGCAGTAGTTAATTTTTCTGTTGTTTTCGCGTCTTTCTTTTCTTTATCAGATTTTTCGGCAGACGATTTTAACTCACCTCCACTTAATTTTTGAGATGGTGGTGGCGGTGGTGGTGGTGGTGGTGGTTTTGGTACACCTTGTTTTGGTTTCGTTGCATCCACCTTACCTTGTGCAGTTGCCCCCTTATTTACAGGTTGCCCTGGTTGTGGTGGTGGAGGTGGTGGAGGTGGAGGTGGTTTTGGTATTCCACCACTTTGTTTTTTCTGAACTGCAGCTACTTCAGCGGGAGTTAGGGTTCTAATTTTACCATCTTCTGATTTATGACTAGCAGGTTGTCCTTCTTTACCATAGTATCCACCACCTAAATGGACTAATCCCATTTTTTCAGCTTCACTCTCTTCGTTAAAATATGTTCTGGTAAATTCTTCAAACATTTCTTCCATTGCAACTCTACCAAGTATTTCTGCAATTGGGTTATATAACTCATTTGTTGGATGTTCGGTTTCATGCCGTGTAGGATGTGGTTCTGGTCTCATCTCATACGATGGCTTTGTATTATTACTCTCATCCGTTGAACCCGTTGGTGCCCCATTAATGTATCCTCCTGGAAGATTTAATCCAGTTCCTATACCACCTGGAAAACCATTTTCATTCAATTTACCTGTTATCATACCGAATACATCTTTATTAAATTTTGGATATGCTTTTAAGAATCCTTTCTTTTTAGATTCATCATCTCCACTACCCAACCAATTACGAACATCTGTTCCACTAATTGGATTTGATTCAGCAGGAACGGCATACACATATCCAATTTCATTGTATCCGTATCCAGCTTTTTCTTTATATGGTTTAAAATATTTACCAGCTAATCTATCTGCATCCTTTTCTCCAACTGCTGCTACATACGCAGTAGTTTTACCATCAAATTGAGATAATATTTCTTTTGGAGCATACGGATTCCGAACTTGAACTATCTTATCTTTCGGTATTCCAAACATTGTAGTAATTATTGTTACCTTCTCATCAAAATTAAAAGGAGATTTAGGACCCGATGTATCATTGGAGGTTCCAATATATACATTTGATTTTCCAAATTTTTGAGCAAGTTTTAAATAAGAAACATAATGCCCTTTATGGAATGGTTGGAAACGACCTGAATATACTACTACGGTCTTTTTTACTACTGGTTTATCTTTTTCGTTCAAATTCATACATATAAATATAACTAAATAAGAGTCTTATCAAAAGATACTCCTAAAAATTTTAATATTAATTGCATTTCGGTATTATTTTCTATATGTCCAAATGAATCTTTACCATATTTTAGAAACAAATTCTGGTTATAAATACATATTTCTTTTACATTGTTTAGAAATTCATCCTTTTCTTCTTTACTCTTACTAGAAAATTTAGTAATTTCATCTTGAATTAATCTCAATCTAGCGAAATCATCACATTCCGTATCATAACTCTCATCAATATACGGATTAAAAGTTTTAAATCCAAATCTGTTTCTTAAATATTCCAATGATTTTGCAGGTCCTGCCAATATAAATGGTTGACAATGCCCCAGTGGTTTAAATATTTTTTCAGATAAATATCCAGTTGGAAATTTCACAAATATATCATCAGGTCCTTTGGATTGAAAAAATGCAGACTCGGTCACAATACTAATATATGAATTTAGGTAGATGTTTTTATCTTCAAACCCAAATCCGGCTATTTTAGTTAAATCAGGTATATCCAATAAAGATGATGTTTCTTTTATTAATTTTCCAAATTCTTCATTTTTATCGTGAATATACATTTCTTCTACAATATTTTGTGTATAGAATTTGTTATCCCATGATACTAAATTTTTTTCTAATCCTATTTTATGTAAATGGCTCAATAGTAATAATCTATGTAATTTCCAATGTCGTGATAATAGTAGAAAATCTTTTTTATCTCTCCCGATACTCTGTTCAAATTCTTTGGATGTTGCAATTGTGGATACTCCTGATTTAATATTACCAACTTGAGATTCGTATGAACCTTCACCCCAATAACGATAACCTGGATTAGTTAATACATTATTAAATTCTTGAGATTTAGCAACCATATTTAATGAATAATCGGCTACATTGTATTTTACTCCTAATTTTTCAAAATTCTTTTTTAATTTAAAATCTGCGAATAAAAAATAAACTTTTTCTTCAGGTATTTCTTTATCTCGTATATTTTTAATCAATCTTTCAAAATTTTCTATTTCAAATCCTTCACCACCATCTATTATATAATTAAAAAATAAATTACCATTTCCGTTTTTTATTTCATCAATTGCAATTTTAGACATAAAATTTAAACCAAATTCGTGTATTGAGTGATTTCCAAAAAATTGGTTTAGATTGCCAAATGGCTCTACAATGTAAAACCAATTGTAATTTATACCTCGTTTTCTATCTTCTTTTATTTGGTAAATTGATTTCTTTTCGGCATATCTTTCATAAAAATTACTATTATAAACTGCCCAATCACAATTCCATCTTTTAGAAAAAAATGCACCTGAATTTGAAAAATCAAAATCAGATGCGTTATATATTGTATTTATATATTTTGGATTCATACAATTTGGTAATTCACCATTGTATGTCATTACATCATATCCAAATATTAATTTGTTATTCAACATTAAATTACATTTTTATTTTTTCTAAAAAACTTTTCAATTCAGTTTTAACAAATTTCCTATTTGAATATGGTGAAGCATGCTGCCAGTAATTATTAGTTTTAAAATAATCCAAAATATCATCAATGTTTCGTTTTCCATTATCCCATAGAGTTCTATATTCTTGCCAAATTAGATTAGGAACCTCATCTCTATCTGATACTTCATCAAAGTTATAATTTTGTATACACCATTCAACTTGTCCTCCAAATTTTGTAACATTTTCTTTTTCATAAAACCAAAATTTATCTAAATCTATTAAATCGTAGAGATATTTAACATACGGTTTATTATTATATTGTGGGTTTATATCACTTTCCCATGTATGGGGTATATATTTTTCCATTAAAACATGCCAAGCTTGGTCTTTTTTACTACCACTTGGTGAAAATAATGGAAATCTATCATCAGTTGTATACTCTATCGAAAAATTATTATGCATTGTAAAACATTTATAATCTATACCATGTGTTTTACAAAAGTATTGTAATAATAATATATTTTTAAAATATTCAATTAATCTTTCATCCACCGAAAAAACATGGTCTACATAATCATCAAAATAATCAATAGAACGAACATTAACATGAGATGAGTGATACCCACCCGCTAATATGAAATATCCATGCTCTCCTGCATATTTTTTAGGAACATCAATAAAATCATTTATGTGAGCAAAATCTTCTACAATTGGTAAATTCTTATCTCTCTCTTTTACAAAGGTTCTGTTTAACTCATAACCTTTTTCAGTTTGTTTTACATTTGATATAAATGCAGAATTTCTAGACCATGCAGACCATTGTACTATAACTGATATATCCGAAGCAGCTATTCCCTCTTTTAAAAGTTTATCAATCCCATATATCGTAGATTGAGTTATAACATTGTTATCGTTTGTGGGACATCCGTAGTTTAATACTTTTAAATCAGGGTTTTCTTCTTGTATAAAATGGGGCCACTTCCATTGTGAAATATGGTCATCCATAAAGTCATCAGCAGTTCCTGTTATTCCTAATCTTCTAAATTGACGTGTAAACGAACACCCATTTGTAATTATATGTTTCATATTATAATTTATTCCAAATATTGTGTATAGGTGTTTTGTATACACCTTCTATAAAGTTTTTGTAATTTGATTTTGAAAAATGATAATAATCTTTATTAAATTCGGATAATTCTTTCATACTCATTTGCATAACTTTTGTTGTAAAATTTTGTACCTCCATCATCCTATCATCGTTATTTTCTATATTATCGTACTCAAAATTCCAAAAATCGTAAGAATATTTAACTCCTCTTTCTTCCAACATTTTAATAGTATTTGGCTTTGATATTAAAATAAATGGATGACCTAACAAAGTTGGTTTCATTATTTTTTCTGAAATGTTGTTCCAAGTTTTATAAGTTTTTTTAGAACCATTATTTCCAGCAGCATCGTAAAAACGAGTTTCTGCAACTATTTCAAAACAAGTATCTAAATATGTAATTAAATTAGGATTACCTTGAATTAGTTCATATTGTCGCCTATTAAAAATATCGTGGTCAAGTGCTCTTGGCAATAATTTTAAAACTTCAAAAGAATTGAATTCTTTTTCATATTCTTCCGGAACCAAATCTTTAAAAATATCAATATCAAAATCTAATCCAGTGCAAGACCATATAAATTCATTTAAATGGTTATTTTGATATAAAAATTCTAAATATTTTATTTTATGAATACGAGTATGTCCTACATAATAAAATCCTTTAAATTTAGGCCAAAAATTAAAATGAGTTGATTTTAATTTTTTATATGCTTCGTATTGACTAGGAATGGCCTTGTCTTCTTTTATATGATGATACGCCAATTCTTCAAAATATAAATGATTTTGTCTATTTTGAATTAAATTCTTCGTTAGAAAATATATAGGTTTATCAGTTAAAGATTCTATTGTATCCAAGTCTTCTTCTGATATTTCTTGATTGTCATAGGTTGAAAAATCAATAAATACATTTTTACAATTTACTGATTTTAAAAATTGATATAAGAATTCTGTAAAACTTTCATTTACATCTACAACATCAAATGTTATAAATAAATTAACATCAGAGGTTAAATCTGTAAAATTGATTATATCAATCTTTTCATACGAATGTAACGAATGAACTAATTCAGAAAATGGGTCAAGTGGCTTTATATCATGTATTATATTATAAGAATTATTTTTTCTTATTACACTAATAAACGTACATTTTTTCATATCTTAAAATGATTTGTACACAAAAGGGTCTCTTTTTTTGAGTTCTTCTAATTTCTTTTTAAGACGTTTTTTCAATTTATAATTTTCATATTTTTTAACAAAATATGAAATAACGGGTAGTTCTTTAATTTTCATTTTCTAGTGTTTTAAGTAGATTATCAAATTTTTTAGTTCCAAAATGTTTCCAAGGTACATTAAATACTGAATATGGTTTCCAATTTATGCCAGTATTTATGAAATTAAATTCTGCAGTACTTCTAGTGTTTTTATCTATCTGTTCCTCCGTTGGATTTGTAAGTAATGTTTTTGCATAATCACCTTTTATCCAAAAAAAGTTACCAGCGTAAACTTCACAATTCCACATTGGTTCATTTAAAAATATACCAACAGTATTATACTCTGTATTTTTTAATATATCTATACATTCTTGATTTTTTTCTATTAAATAGTACTCCATCGCACGTTTCCAATAAAGTGAATTTTTTTCATAAATTAATCTATGTTTCATATATTCATCCGTTGGTTTATACGATTCATCTTTATTTACCAATTCGTGCGATGCTCCTTTAGTATGTAAATATAAAATACAGTCATCATCTTCAAATGTGTCTTTATCTTTTATAATAAAATCCAAAGTAGACCATTCGTTTGGTAATGTGTGTTCACTTATTATAAAGTTTCTTATTATATAATCGTTTTCTATTGGTAGAATTTCTTTTGATAACCAATCATAAATTTGACTACTACAATCAGCTTTAGATATTCTATCTTGTCTACCAGGAGTTGTTATTATTATATTTACTTTTGGTCTACATTTAAAACTATTCTGAATATAGTTAATTTGTTGTTTAACTATATCAAAAGTGGTTTTAAAAGAATAAATATGATAATATATATGTACCATTATTTATTATATAATTGAGGATATTCCACTAATATAACTATACCTCCGTTTGTATTAAAATAATTATATGCAGTTTCAACTTCTTCAGCTGTTTTCAAATCAAAGAATGTAATATTTTTACAAATAGATTTAAATTCTTCAAAATAATTTGCTTTGTGTTGATGACCAGGATCCAATGGTTCATCCGAACCCTTACCCACTCTAATAAGTATATCTACATTTTTTCCCGTCATCAATTGATATTTATCTAAATGATTTACTAATTGATTTGTAGCGGATATTATAAAATCCCATCTTGGATAAAATGATACAACCGTTTTCCCAGTCATTGCCATTCCTAAACTCATACCCATTTGAGTTTCTTCCATAACTGGAACTTCAATCATTTTTTCTTTTGGAACATCCGTTAATGTGGTACTCATAGGATTACCAGGATAAACTATTTGTTGTCCTATAAAAACTACATCATCTGCTTTACCTAATTCAGTCATAGCAGATGATATTGCTTTTTTATATTCAGTTATTTCCATATTATGGTCTTGAATCTGGGTTATATTGATGTTTGTTAGCTTTATACCACTCAATAGTTTCTTTTAGGGCTTCTGTTAAATTTCTTTTTGGTTTCCACCCTAAATCATTAATCTTTTTAGAAGACAATAATCTGATAGGAATCATTGGTGCTTTATTATTGACATATTCAATTGGATTTGTATTGTTATCCAATTCTTTAATCGTTGCAAGTGTTTCGTTTACTGTAAATCCCTCACCATAACATACATTAAAGATATCGTATGTATCATTGTTTTCTGCTACAAATATAAAACCATCTGCCATATCTTCAACGTGTAGTAAATCTCTTACTTCAGTACCATCACCCCAAACTGGAATAGGATTCAATCCATCTGCTACCTTACGGATGTTTGCAGGAGTAACGTGGCACTTTTCAAAATCAAACTTATCATTAGGTCCAAATGCGTTTGAAGGTCTAACAATCAAACATTGCATTGGTTCATGAATCTGATTTGAAAAGAAATCACATAACATTTCACCATATCTTTTCATACCACCAACTGCTTTATAAACAGGTAACATTGGTGTTGCATGAACATTAATATCTTCAGTACAAAATTCAGTACCCATATCTGGATAAGTTGTATTTGATGATATAAATAAGAATTTACGAACTTTGTTTTTCCAACTTTGTTCCATTAAATTCACATTCATCTCTACATTTGGAGTAACGTGCAATAGTGGATTGAATTTAGTATCTAATGCATTTGAAGTATTTGCTGCACAATGAAATACCACATCCACATCTTTACTAATCAATTCACAAAACTCTGCATTTTGCAAATCTCCTTTAATGTGTTCTACTTCTGATGTTCCTTCAAAATCATTTCTCAAATCTCTGCTAAATGATGTTGACCGAAGGTTTCTATAACCCTTTGCATGTAATAACCTTAATAAATGTGAACCTATAAATCCACTTGCTCCTGTAACTAAAATTTTGTCTGTTTTTTTCATAACTTATTTTTATTTAAATATATCCCATTTCAAAACTACATCATTTACGAATTTTCTAGCTAAAATGGATGATGTATGCCCATACCAGCTTCTGTTTAAGTATTTTCGTTGGTCCGCTTCATCCAATCCATTTAATTCCCTCCATAATACTTTGGGTAAATTATAATTTCCATCGGATAAATCTTCATTAAAATTTCTAATTGACCATTCAATTATACCTCCCTTTTTATGTTTATTTTCTTCTTCAAAGAACCAAAAATATTTATCAAAATCCAATCTATCAGCATATATTTTAACGTATGGATTTTCATCTGCCAATGATGTATCATTCCAAGTGTTACATATAATTTTTTCTTTTATAATACAATCGTATGTATCTGAATTTATACGCTTCCGTTCTTCATTGTAAGATGGTGGTGTTTTACTTTCATCTAAATAACTTTTTGAAAAATTATTATTCATTTGAAATGATTTTATTTTAGTTACACCTACTGATTCTAAATACGAAAATAATCCAATTATAGAATCAAACCAGTCGATATATCGTTCTTCTTTTGATAATACTTTACTCGCATAAGTTAATGCAAACTCATCCATTTTATCAGGATTAAAAGTTTCATTATAATATCCACCTGTTAAATAAAAATATCCATGTTGGTATGCATTTTTTTTAGAATCCCATTGAATAAAATCATTAGTATGTGGAGGTGAGTCGTTTTTTTCTATGAAATTTTTTAAACAATTATTATTTTTATCATAAATTTTAGGAGAAATAAACCAAGATGTACGGGTTAAAGATGTCCATTGTGGTATTACAATAATATTTTCAGGCTTTACTCCTTTATTAAAAATTAAATCGTTTACTTTATAAAATATAGACCTGCAAATAGTTTTGTTATCATTTGTAATTGCACCATAATTATGAAATTCATAATCATTTTTAGGTAAAATTCTCCACAACCAATGAAACCATGTATAATGGTCTTTATCATCCTCTTTCCATCTATCTTCCGATTTATTATACGGGTCGATATTTGGTCTAAAATTGGAGGTAAATGAACACCCACTACCTACTATATGAATTTTATTTTCCATAATGAAATATACGAATAATTTTTAAAAAAAACAAATTACAATCTACTTTTGTATTCTAAAATTGATTTTTTTAATCCCTCTTTCAATGTAGTTTGTGGTAAGATTCCGTATTGTTTTTGTTTTTTAGAACCTAAACATCTAATAGGGTCTCCGTTTGTTTTTGTAGAATCCCAAACTATGTTTTTAGTTTTACCTGTAATTTCAGTATAACATTCGACAATGGTTTCAATTGTATCTTTAATCGATACTGCTTCTGCACATCCAAAGTTGATAATATCTCTAACTTCTTTTTTAACCACATCAATCGATGCCTGTGCTACATCATCCCCAAATACAAAATCTCTTTTGGATGAACCATCACCCCAACAAACCATATCATCTCCCTCTACATTGAATAACTTCCAAATGTTAGAAGAGATTACAGTTGCATCTTGTGCAAAGTTATCGTTTGTTCCATAGATGTTAGAAGGTCTAATTACTGTCCAATTATTCCAACCATACTGAACTCTTAATGAATCCAATGTAAGTTCTCCCATTCTCTTTGTCCAACCCGGATGCCAATCTAAACGAGATGGAGTTGATGCCCAAGTTTCTTCCTGGTTCCAAGTATCTTCTTCATTCATTACATCTGCTGGTTTATAAACCCCAACCGATGAAAGGTATACAAACCAATCAACCTTTGCATCAAATGATGCTTTAATCATATTGGTATTAAACATCAACATTGGGAATAGATAATCGGCAGGACAAGTTGATGACCTTGCTGGTGAACCCTTTACTCCCGCAATATGTAATACAATATTAATATTATCTAACTTAAATAAATTCTCACAATGTGAAAGATACGTTAGGTCAGTTTTAACCAATTCTAATTTATCACCATATTGTCCTTTTAAAAAATTTAGATTTTCACTAAATTTTAAATCAACTGCATATACTTTTGCAGCACCTTCTTCTAAACATTTTCTAACTGTTGGTAACCCTACTAACCCGTTAGCTCCAGTTACAATAACTTTTTTTCCTGTAAATTTCATTATATGTGTTTTTTTAAATTTTCTATAAACATTGGTTTTTGTGCAAATTTTAATGCGAAGTTTCTATTATATTCCAAAATTGGCGTTAATATTGATATATACCAATTATGTATTTCTTCCAACGGTATTTCTGATAATCTTTTTATTTCTTTACAAATCAACTCAAATCGTTTTGCATCATCATATTCATTATCATAACTTTCATCTATAAACCCATCAAAGGTTTTGAAACCCAACTCTTTTATATATTTTAAATATTCAGGTGCACCTACTAAAATAAATGGTTGTAAAACTACCATTGGATTTATTATTTTTTCTGTTGGGAAAATATCATTTTTAAAATTAGTTTCGGTTACTATGTGTATATATGAATCTGTATATATTTCTTTTTTGTATGCACGAAGCACTTCAAATGACTCTTTTTCAGATTCACTCAAACACATTGTATCCATTTCAATTGGTAATTTATTTATAAAAGAAGAAATTGAAGTTCTTAATTTATTTCTTAAATCATACTGCAATCCATCAATTAATTGAATTCTATCATCATGTTTTAAAAGAAAAGATGCGTATGTTTTATCCCATAAATTTTCTGCTTCAAAAAAACATCCTAATGTAAATCTGTGTGGTTTGTTAGAATTTCTATTTGGACAAACAAAATATTTATTTCTTTTAACACTAACATCGGATAGAGTTAACCATTCGGTTTTATATCCTAATGTATGATTTGGTTGAGCTTTTAAATCATCCAATTTTTTACAACTTGATATTAACAAATTATTTTCGAAATAAAAAGTAAACCCCATATTTTTAATATCAGGATGTAATTCAAATAAATTAGAGGTTCCTCCAAAAAATATAAAATTTGATTCATTTAACCCTATATATTTTATTTCTTCGGATAATTTTTTTAAAAAATTAAAATCAGAAAAGGGTTCATGTGATATATTGATAACAAAAACTAATTTATTTATTTTCGCCAATTCTATTGCATATTTCGATACAACATTTTTAAAATTAACCCGATATTTAAGACCATCTGAATCGTAGACCGTATCATCTGCCAAAAAGTTATGATTACCATATATTTCTATTGGATAAAACAAAATATCTCCATTATAATTTTTAGTATCTAACTTATCTAATATTACATATTTTCCACCTAATTTATTTAATATATTTCCTCTTAATTCGGAATGGCTTGATGCAAAATTAAATTTGCTTCTAACAATAGAAAAGAAATCTTGAGAATCTATAGTATCGGCATAATCATACAATTTAGTGTTCCATGCATTTGGATACACCATTTTTCTTTTAAAATCATACCTATCGTATGCCAATGTTATCATATATTATTGTAATATTTAATTTCTATATATTTTTTTAATATTATTTCGTACATAATAGTTATCATGATAAAAACTATTAAACAATCCTTCATTTTGTATACCACTTTTCATACACATTAAATCAAAAAGATTATCTGAAAAATGTTGCAGTATTTCGGATTCTTCAATTTCAAATGATAACATATCAATTACAAATTGTTTTATACCATTTACTATTTTTACTTTATCATTGAAATGTTCTTGGTTTTCACTATTATCTTCATTTATAAATTGACCATCAATTATATCTATATAAGTTCCAACTTTATCGGTGAATACTGATTCAAAAAAAATAATATTATTTTTAAAATAACATTTTTCAAAATCATAAAACCCTTTTGTATTTTTTAAATCAATGTTTCCTTTGTAGGTCATATACCTACCTTTTAAATCTAAATTAAATGTTTTTTGTAAATAATATTGAGTACTTCCTTGATATCCACTATCAATCATATATAGATTTTTACAATTTCCAATTGTAGCATCAATATATTTTTTATATTCATTTCTTAATACCTGCGATTTTCCTAATATATCGGAAATACATTGATTTAAGTTTGGTAATCTTTGTAATGTATCAATTTTAATATGATTTTCTATAAAATTATTTAAGCCAAATCTGTGTTTAAGCAATTCAGAAAGAGTACCTTCATATCGGTGAAGATTGAATGATTCGTATACATCTTCTTCGGAAACATACGAAGATAATGATGCTAACTTTCTTGATGTTTTAAAATATACTGAATTTGGTAGATGATATTTCTCTTTAAATAATTGATATATTTCATTAAGAAAATATCCTTCTCGTGAATTAAATAGGATTAAATCACCATCCTTTACTTCATCTTTTAACCAAAAAAGGTAATTAAAGACAAGTGGGCCGAAGAAAATATATCCAAGTTCTTCCAATGATTTTGGATTTCCAAAATCTTTATCCTTCAATAAATAATTTGAAATATCTCTTATTGTTCTCATTATAAGTAAACTTTAAATGAAGGTATGCCAAGTGAAATCCACAAATCAATTATTTCTTGTTTATCATCAAAAGCACAAAATACTTCATCATCAATAAAATCAACATACATATTTCTTTTTAATTCCACATCCTTAATGTAATGATTTTCTTCACTTCGCATGTGTAATCTATCGTAGAAAATAGTATAATTCTCTAACCAATCTTTAGTAGATTCTTCTATTGAGTCTGGTCTACTAGTTAGTAATACGATTTCATATTTATCAAACAAACGATTTACAATATCAATCATTGGATAGTTTGGTTCATCTGACATTACATTTTTATAATCATATAAAATATCCCAATCTACACTATCATCAAGTTTAGTTGCAAGTTGATATCTCTTTTTATTTATTGCAAGAGTATTATCTATATCAACTATTACAATCATTTTCGTAAACCTTGTTCTTTATAACTTACAGGTACTTTGATTCCTGTATTACACCCATTACAATTATCACAAAATGTAATGTATCCAAGTTCGGTAAAGCCCAAATCAAACTTAATCAAATCTTCGGATGAAACATCGGATAGATTTACATAGTCATTATCGTTTAATGGAAATAATTTTGTAAGTACTGCAGATGTATTTAAATGACAATAGTAAAACTTACCATCGTTTAATCCTCTAAATGGAGCAGTACATGAATCAAAATGGTCAATGAGTTCCTCTTCACTCATATTATTTTTGATTCTTAAATCTCCAAAATCATACCACTCAATATTATTTCTAACATAGTGATTGATATTATTCTCTTGGTAAGTTCCTAAAACTCTATCAACTTTACTTTTTAGTTTTTCTAATTTGTTTGAGTAATTACTTACACTTAAAATAACATTGTTGTTTTTTAATATTTCTAGTATTTCTTCTTTAGGTAGAACGGTGCCATTAGTTGTTATTATAAACTTATCAATTTTATCTGAATACTTTTCTAAAATATATTCAATAATATCTTTAATGTTTGGATGTAGAAATGGTTCACCCCCAACTAAATGGAAAATACTTACATAATCAACAAGATTAAAATATGAATCAATATCACTTAAAATGATTTGAATATCTCTATGTTTTGGTAGTTCGTAATGAGGTATAAACATATTACAAAACGAACATGCTAAATTACATTTTTCAGTTACCAAAACATCGGTTTGAAATATATGAACTTTTTGTTTTAAAACGAATGGCCAAATAGATGCTATATTTTTATACCAAGTATATTTTATACCTCTCTTATCAAGATAATCTTTATAGTATTGTTTATATTCATCTGATGTAATGATAACATTATCTCCATTAGATTCAAAATTATCAATATGAATTAACTTTAAATTTTCTCGTGTATTAGTTAAATTTTTAGATTGGTGATAAAATGAACTAATTTCATTTACATTCAATACATTTGATTCATCTTTAACATCGTGGTCAACTATACATTTAATCTTTAGAACATCATTACCCAATAGATAATCTACACTCCTAATAAATTGGACACACTCTTTACTGGCACCAAATAGTACATATTCTTTTTCAATATCCCATTCAGATATGAATTTATTAAAGTTGTGTAGATTTGGGTTGTATTTCATATTATTAAAATACTATCCATTTTCCAGTTCCATAGTGAGGATATTTTGATTCGTATGTATAATGTATTACATCGGATGGTATATTTCTTTTAACATTCCAAGTTGCTTCGGTTGGGGTGTAAGTAGATACTCCATTATCTTCTACAACAAATACAATCGGTAAATCAAAATTTCTAGCATATTTATGAACTTCATAAAATAACCCACTTTCAAAACTCATATCACCAATAAAACACCAAACTTTTTCATCACTACCTTTGGCTTTAATTCCCATTGCTACACCCAATGCGATAGATAGAGTTCCACCTACAATAGCAGATGCATAAAATTTTTCATCTATATTACATAGGGTAATTGATTTACCATTGAGAATTTCATCTTCAATCCATTTTGGAGAAATACCATGTAAAAGTGCATGATAATGAGACCTCCAAGTTGAAAACACCCAATCATTTGCTGATATTTTTTTGAATATCTCTATGAGTTGTTCTTCATTTCCATTTGATAGATGAATCGGTCCTCTAATTTTACCCTCTTCCCAATGAGATACAATTAAATTTTCAAAATCAATCAAATCTTGAGGTGTAAATGTGGTGTCTACCTCATTTAAACTTTTATATTTTTCTAAATTCTGTATCATAATTTGTCTTTTAAGTATTCTGCTATTTTATTTCCAATTAATCTATGTCCCTCTAGTGATTTATGTGTATCATTTGATTTTTTAAATACATCTCTTATTAATAATTTATTATCACAAATATATCTACCCATAGATTTATTTTCATATAATATTATATTTTTATATTTTTTTAAGTAAGTAATATTATCAATATCTAATTTTTCAGGAATAGTGTTAAATGATAAATCAACCCAAGGAGCCCAAAACAATTTTATATTTTTTTCTTTAAAATAAGAATTATATAATTCCATATTATTTAAGAATTTATTAAATTCATATTCTTCATTATGACAATATTTTAAATTTAAATTATGGAGTTGATGTAATGGCATCCATTCATCCTTATTTCTATATGGCCAATCTCCTACTTCAGAAGCGTTTACACTAAAAAATTGTTGAAATGGTTCATACCAATAAAATTTTCTAGCATAAAATGATGGTTGTACTATAAAAATATCATCAGATTTAGTTGTTGATTCGTTTACTACTTCAAACAATTTTTTTAAAATTGCTTCATTTGAATTGGCCCCAATTGCATAATTTTTAGTTTCTACATTTAAAATATTACCAACTATTGCAGAGTATCTATTGGATTCTTTATACATCCTAATTTCTTCAGCTTGCTCTGAAATATTATCACTTATATTATAATTTTTACCTGTAATAAAATTGTAATAATCAAAATTATCCAATCCTCCACCTTCGGTAAAACTACAACCAAAAAAATGTATTGTCATATTATCTATCTCTTTTTTGTAATATTGGATTATTTGTTGGCCATTCCATTTGGTATTCCGGGTCATTCCATTTTACCACACCTTGCTCTCCCGCATCAACATATCCATCTGCATAAAATAAATTATAATGAAACATACAATCCGTTAATGCGTAATGTCCATTCGCAAATCCAGGTGGAACTAATACCTGATTTCTTAATCTTTCTGAAATTATGTAGGATTCCCAATCTCCATAAGTGGGAGAATCTTTTCTCATATCCAATACAACCAAATAGATATCACCTACAGCTGTCTGAACTAACTTCCAAGTTTTATTATCCCAATGTAACCCTCTTAATACACCTTTATACGAACGAGAAAATCTACCATGTATCTCACATCCATCACCCACATATCTCATAACAGGATGCTCCTTTGAATGAAATGTTGTAAATATTTCACCTCTATATTCTCTGAATACCGATGGTTGAAATTGTGGAACTTCTAATCCGAAAGTTTTTGATGGAGTAACTTGAAACTCATCCCATTTATTACTCATATTATGTTTGATTTGCGTACCCTAATGGAAACCCATTTCTAAATTCAGCTCCCATTTTGGGAACAATCATTTGGTATCCCTGAATTAATTGTTTTATACCTCTATCTAAATCCCATTCTGGCACCCATCCAGTTCCCTCTAGCTTTGAGTTAGAAACTATGTAATCTCTCTTATCGGGGTCTTCATAATAATCGTTGTATGCTATTGCAAAATCCCTCACGTGAGATTGTATCTTTTCTAATAGTTCTTGCTTTGAAAGATTTGCCGAACTTAACCCTACATTGAAAACTTCACCTTTGTATGTATCGTAATTTTCTAACATAAAAAGGAATGAGGATGCCACATCTTCAACATGAATAAAGTTTCGTTTAAAATTCTTTTCAAATACAACAATGTATTTATCTGTAATTGCTTTATAAGTAAAGTCATTAACTAATAAATCGGTTCGCATTCTCGGTGATACTCCAAATACAGTTGCTAAACGGAATGCAATCGCCGATGTATTTTCTCTCAAAAAGTTTTCAGCATCACACTTTGTTTGCCCATAAACTGAAATAGGAGTAAGTGGGGATTTTTCGGTACATTCCGTTTGCCCAACTCCAACTCCATATCCACTATTTGTATTTGGATATAAAATCTTTTTATCTTTGGCAAATCTTACAATATTAACAATTTGGTCAAAATTAATTTCTTTTGCCAATTTAGGGTCAGCTGCACACGCAGGAAATCCTACAATTGCCGCCAATGGGATAATAACATCTGCATTTTTACACAATATCTCTAATTCAGTTATATTCCGAACATCTCCATAAATAAATTTAAAGTTTGGATTGGATGTATATTGTAATAAAGAAGTTTGATTGAATAATAATTTATCCAAAACTACAACTTCATGTCCAGCTTTCAACATTTTGTCTACAATTACCGAACCTAAATAACCTGCTCCTCCTGTAATTAATATTTTCATTAGAAATAAATGTTTTTTTCTATATAAAATTGTGGATAGTTTCCGCTAAAACTAACATCCCATACTTTATATCGATTGTGATTATCAAAATCACATAGGAATGCGAAATTATCTCTAAATGGGTAGTTATAATTTAGTTTTCTCAACCCATTATATACAACATGCGAGTAATCGGTTTTAAAATTATCAACAAAATCTTGAATTTCGTCAATTTTTAATTTAATATTTAACACAAATGCTAATTCAAATTCAAAGTCTCCGATAGCCTGATGCTCTTCTGGTCCAATCATACTACCACATCCAAACCAATAAAATGCGTGCTCATAACTAACTTTTTCTCCTTCTTCAAAATTAATAACCCCCACTAATTCTCCATTTTTATAACATTTAATGTTTCGTTCTACAAAATGGTCACAAATCATAGTATATTCGTTAAACTCATTAACTTCATGTGGTAGTAATCCAGTAAAAATGTGTTTTGGATACACTTCTTTTTTACCATTTACTTCTTTTGTAAGCCAATATGTAAAGCAAATTGATATATTATCTAATTCATCTTTATATGTTGAAATACCAGAATGCATACCATTTCTAGCAATAGCAAAAGTTTGTATATCTTTAAGTACACAATCTGGGTATACTTTAAATTTAATAAATAAAGAAAAATCTTCATCCATATATTTGTCTATTCTACGTGATACCGAATATCTACTTTCCGGTAAAACGAAAAATATATTATCTTTGTTTACTCTTAAACTCATATTTTTATTGTTGAACAAAAGTGATAAAATTCTTCTAATTCTGGAAATGTTTTACAAAAATCAGTCCCTCTTCTCTTATCGTGATTTGAAAAATATTGATAAAAACTATATCTATTTTTCATTTGTTGTCCCGCATCCTGGGGAGAAACCATCCAATCATAAATTCTTTTTACTTTTTGAACCTCAACATCAGAATATCCAATATGTTTTGGGTCAAATGATGGTGCCGCATAATATGTAATTAATTTGGCTTGGTCCGTAATATATTTGGCGTAATCAAATGGAAGTACTTGAACCGTCTGATGTAACGGATATCGTAAATATGATGAATCTAAAAACACTGCAGAATTCCAGTATCTATCAGTAGATGCGTATACATCTTTTAATGTGTAAATATTATGAATTAATTGTTCATAATTAAAAACACTTAACGCATTATATGTAGACATAAATGTTACAATAGTTCTTGGACATTGTGTAAGAATTTTATTTACGTTATCCCAAAATTTATTGAATTCTAATCCAGTACGAATATATTCTGCTTGCTCACCCCATGTATCTGTAGATGTAAATATTACAATTTCTTTTGCTCTACCCTCATCCTCTATTCTTTTTATTTTTTCAATAAGTTTATCTATTAATTTATCAGGAACTCCTAAATTTGAATTAATTGCTAATTTTAATTCAGTATTTGGATTTGGGTGATTTATAATGTAATCCAATACACCCCATGTATCCTTCGACAACAACGGTTCACCACCAGTAATTCTAAAAGTATGTAAATCTTTATACAAATCAGGCCACCATTTCCAAAACGCATCAACGTATGGATTATGTTCTTTATGAGGAATAGGTAATTTATCTTCATTTTTCATCCAATCAACAGAATTGAAATTATCCAATGTTGGATATGCTCCATGTTTTTCAATTTCTTCCATCCAAGTTGAACTATATGCTGGCCCACAATATGAACATTTAAAATTACATGCATTTGAAAATGCAACCTCTACATATTTTGGATTAAAATCTTCTCTCCAATCAGATTTAATGATATCGTTAATGAATGGATAAGACCAACTTTCACCTGATTTAAAAATTCTATCCGAAAAACGGTCTGAATTATCTTCCACTTTCCAACAATAATCACATTCAGTTGGTCTTGCTCCTTGCAACATTTCTTTTCTACGGAGTTTTTTGTATCTCGTATTGTGAAGTGCAGATGGGTTTCGTGCAATTTCTGTTTCTGAAATTTTATGTGTCTGTGGGTGGTGGCATGAGTGATTATGTCCACTTTGTAATTGCAATGTTACTTGTGTCCATTTTGCAGCACACATACCTGGACCAACTGCGTTAAGTTCATCCTTTACTTTTAAATAGATTGGATTTTCGCTATAAGTTTTATCTTCTGCCATATTTTTATTTTAAACAATAAACATTTATTAATTTGTGTTTATCAAAAATAGTTTTAGTACTAATATGTTTATATTTCATATTATTTATACCATCTTTTTTATAATCGATTTTACCCTGTTGCATTTCTAATACATATCGTCTTTCATTTCTGGCAGTTGTTTCTCCTTTAGCCCACTTTTCAATGCCACCTTCCTTAATTAAACCTTCAGTTTCGTGTGGTAGACAGAAAAATTTACCATCTCTTCTATGAGGTAATACTACATGCGGTATTTGTATTTCTCTTTCTTCAATACTAACATTATACATTACACCATCATTTACTTCAGCCTGGTCTATTACAAATTTACCATCAGTTATTTCATCAAAATTATAATGTAATATTAAACCATCTGTTGAATATTCTTTATGTAATTTTGAAACATCTTCGCTTGATAATGCTCTATTCCATAATTTAATATCGGCAATTTCGCCTTTAAAAAAGGCATGTGGTTCAAATGGTTCTACGGTAGATGTGTGTCCTATGTAAAATGGCTCTGTACCATATCTTTTTAAATTATAGCTGTATTCAACTGGCGATTGTGTACCAGTTCCGTTTCTAGCATCACTCTCATTTCCATTTAAATAAAAATGCATTTTCTTTTCTAAATCATCAACTACCATTGTTACCCAAGTCCACTCACCTTCATAACGCTTGAACCATTGATATATGTGTTCTCTATGTGCGTTCCACATCATACCAGTATATGCTCTACTATTATTAAATGATATCCCCCAATCATATCCTGGTTTTCTAAATATTGGGTATTCTACAAATTTTCTATTTGAATCACCAATTAACCAAATAGGAACTTTTTCTAACTGCTGGTCTGCTTTTACTAAAACTGATAATGTATGTGAATTTGATATTGCTATTCTATTTTTTTCAGAAGATGGTATTTTAATATATGAACTTTTACCATCGAATACTGCCACATTTTTTACTTTAGCAAAATCAATCGTTTGTTTATCCACATACCCTTCCATAACACATCTCCAAAAAAGGTCATCATCCTCCATACCCCAATCCCAATAATCATTTGAATACCCATTAGTTGCTAAAACTTGTTCTTTTGTAAAAACAACCGCACCACCAAAGTATTCCTGATATTTTAATTGATATTCGGATTGTGAAATACGAACTGCTATATGTTGAGGGGTTTCTTCTGGATATGAATAATCACAACTAGCATCTTCCGGCACCATATCAATATCATGCCAAACGATGTAATCACACCCATCATCAATTGCGTGCTTTGCAGCAATGTTTTTCATCAATCCTCTGTTGAATAAATATTCATCGCATTGATGTGCAATATAAATGGTATGGTCAATTCCTTTCTTTGTTAAGAAATTAGTAACCCATGGAACAAATTGATTCATGTGTTCCTCTCTGTTTCTATATGGTACGCAAACTCCTAACTTATGTCCCATTCTACAATAATACTGATAGATGATGATAGTTATTCATTGATACATCATTTAATACTTGATATAAACAACTATTTAAACCATCGTTATCTGTGTTATATAATTTAGTTTTAACTTGATTTAAAAATCTTAATTGGTTTATACGAGTTTCTCTATGAACCCAATTTTTCTCATTCCAACTATTTGTTTTATGAGATAATAATTTAAATAAAGATTTTCTTCTATATGGAACTGCCATTTCTCTACCCAATGATTCATGTGATTTTATGAAATGACAATTATTAATTTCACCATGATTATTATTAAAAGACAAATCTAATAATATATTTTCTTTATAAAATTTAAAATCATAATATAATGTTAAATACTCTGCGGATTTATACGCTCTAAAATTTTCTAATAAAGAATTTTCTAAAACATTATCTGCTAATACTGAAATTTCTTTATCTTTCAGTTTACAATCATATATTGCGAATTCAGAAATCATTCCATAAAAAAAGTTTTGGTTAAAATCTCTTTCAGGTGAACCAACTCCTAAATAAAAATATTCTTCATCTGAATAATCTTTTGGAGCATGATTTAGTTTTTCCGTACCTACCAATTCACCATCTTTATAAAAAAAAATTTGGTTTTTTTTATAATCAAATGTTAAACAAATTTGAGTAAAATGATTAGTTAATATTTCTGAATTAATAGAAGTGCAGGTATCACTATCATCCCAAAAATCTACTTTATATCTTTTAAAAGAATTATAACTTATATTAGTATCGTATCCAGGTATTGAAAATACCGTATATTCATCGTAATCGTTATTTGGATTTGATATTATTTCATCTGGTTTAAATGTTATTAATATCGATGTATCTTTTTCAAAATCTAATAATTCCTTTTTTGGTATTTTAATATAAGAATCGTTTCCGCTAAAAGATAATCCATATAATTTTTTGGTTTCATTTTTACCAATAATTTTTGAATCCAATGGAATGTTTTTTTGACTAACTCTAAATAAAAGGTCATCATCTTCAAACCCCCATCCCCAATATAAATTGGAATATCCATTTATTCGTTCAAATGTATCAGAACTAAACATAGTTACACCACCAAAATATTCATCAAATGACAAGTTTTTTGATTTATCATATTCTAATTCAAAATTAGTTGCAAGATGCATAGGTAATTCAGAATAAGAATAATCAACCTCAATTGGTAACATATCTACATCATGAAATACAATATACCCACATCCTAATTCTTTTGCTTTAATATACCCAATATTTAATAACTTTCCCCTATTAAACGGCTTATCATCAGTTTGTTCAACTATAATAATTTCGTGTTTAATTTTTTTGGATTTTAAATATGAAGATATTATTTCACCAAATCTGGTTAAATGTGATTCTCTATCTCTATATGGTACAATTATTCCTAATTTCATTTAGATTACACTTTTTCAATATCTTTTTTAGGTCTTACTTTACGAGGTGGTGGCAATTCGGCCCCTTCTTCGGTTTGAGCGGGTTCTGTTGGAACATTTCCTGCAAAAGGTTTTCCTGAATTTAATGATTGTCCATTTTCTTTTGCAATATTATAGAATTCATACAGATAATACGCAACTCTATCACTCCACTCTGATTTGTTAATTTCTTCAAACCAAATAGTAAGTGCATCTAATGAGTTTGCAATTTTTTCCAATGCTTTTACTTTTCTTGTTTCTAATACAAACGATTCTAAATTTTCGTCTGTAGAAGATGTTGTATCCGACTGTAACTTAATTTTTGCCATTTATTTTTATATTTTAATTTGATGTTTATAAACTCCTGTTTTAATTTCTTCGGTTGATATTAAATCGTATGATAATGTATTTAAACCAAATTTATCAGTATCTAATATACCAGTCGCAATTTCATAAAAGAAAATATTTTTATTTTCTTCAAATATTTCATCTGTTTTTGTCCAATAATAGTTCTCTAATTTAGTAAATTTTTTTGAATTTTCCAAGATTTCAAACCGTCCATTTGATTGTTCTGGCATATCAAATTCATAAGATAGATTCAATTCTTCGGAATATATTTCCTGATGTATTCCAGTTGATACTATTCTTGGATTTGAAAATGTTTTAGAATCATCTACATAAAAATCTCCAAATTTTTTATCAAATGGTACATTTATAACTGCTTCAAAATTTGTAGTTATTGTACCATTTATCGTTGTATATCCATCTGTATATAATTTTATTATTTCAGATTCTGCCAACGGGTAATCAAATAGTAATAAGTTACATATTTTACCACTAAATGAATTATTAAATGCCAAACTACCAATCCATAAATCTTTTCCTTTAAAATCCATTAAATGTTTTGGTAATTTATCCAATGTTTGCACAATTTTACCATCGATATATAAACCTGCTTTTTTCTTATCCATATCAATCTTTAATGATAGGTTTATCCATTGATTGGTATGGGATTTATGTGGATACCACATTTGATATAAATTCTTATTATCATCCCACAATTGAACTACAATTCCTTCATTATTCATAATAAAAATTCCCATATCATATCCTTGTTTTCCAATAATACAAGCATCATTTGATTGATTATCATTAATAAAAACATTCATTGATATTGTAAATGAATCTTCAAAAATATAATCGGTTGTTTTGTTTGCTCTTACAAATACACAATTATTTTCATTTGAATCAAAGGGGTATATTGTTTTTTTAATATACTTATTTACCTCCTTTACATTTGTTAAAACATGCGGTTTATAGATATTTTTAGTAAAAAATCTTTTTGCAGATAATAATTTGTGTTTTTTTAATCTATACAAAAAATCTATCCAATGAAAAGAACCTCCCCAATAATCATTACTAAATCCATTTACTTCGAAGAAATTTTCTTTTGTAATTTTAAAAGCACCACCTATCCAATGTGGATATGGTTTTAAATTTGGACAAAGGTGAGTTGGATAGTATTCAAAATTGTAATTGCACGATTCTTGTTTAGGTAAAATATCTATATCATGGAATACATAATAATCTGAACGATTTTGTGTTATGGATGCACCAATATTACATAACTTTCCATAATTGAAATAAACATCTGCATCAATTTGTTCTATGAAATGAATTTCGTAATCCGTTTTATCTTTTAAAAAGTATTCCATGTGACCCACAAAAGTATATAGGTCTTGCAAACGATTGGAGTACGGTACTATAATCGATAACTTTTTATTATTCACCATTTTAATAACCTATTTTATATAGATATAATTTTTTTAAATAATTTATCCCAATTTTTATAATTTTCGTAATTTGCAGTTGGGCAATATTCCATATTCCAATTTGTAATATCAATTTCAAAATTGTTACTTCTTAATGATTGATACATTTTTAAATATTCATCTGAAAATGCATAATCTTTTCTAATATCTGCTACTGATTTAATTCTATCTATACAAGTAGAATCCCATTTAAAATGATGAACCTGAACATTATACTCATCAACGGGTGCAATTAATGGGTGATTCCATCCCATCCATTTCCAAGTTGTTTGTCCATCAATTTTAGCATAATGTTGTCCTGATGTTAATTCAATATTTCCTTTTACTATACAAATTTTGTTTGGACACGCTTCACTCATTGGATATCTGAAAAATCCAGCATACGGAAATTGCTCAAATATATTATCAGTTTGATTTATTTTACTAAATTCACCATCTTCTCCGATTCTATCTATGAATCCACCTCTTACTAATTCCCATCCGTTTGTATTACAATCTGCTACTATTTCTGATAATGGTTTTGAATATAAATGAAATTCGTCATCGTCTGATATTACCCACCAATCATTTGGATGTTCTGATTTAGCTTTATTGTATAATTCGGTTACCTTTTCCCAATTGTATTTTTCTCCAATTACTCTTATTACTATTTTCGCATTTGAAAATTGTGAAACAATATCTGATACATCATTGTATGTACTAACACCTTCCCATTCATATACAACCACACACATCTCATCTACTAAATGAGAATAATGGTTTAACATGTGATATAAAGTGTTTGTTCTACTGCCTGTTACTGTAACTAATCTAATCATTTTCTTTTAACTAATGTTAATCCTGTTGATGCTGGTTTATTTTTTTGAATACCAAAATTAAAAAGGTCAAATACTTCCCAATTTGGATTATCCTTTAATTCTTTTGCAAATACAATTGGTCCATGCCAATCATCAAAATCACCTCTGTCTTTTACTTCGTTTGTAACGATGTAACTATCTGCATAATTAGGGTCGGTATCGTGAATTGATATAATTCCATTTGGTGATAATAATTGAGAATACAATTCAAAATCTTCTTTTACATTCTCATAACTATGCCCTGCATCTATATGTAAATAATCTATCTGAATATCATTAAGAACAAAATAATTATGAAATGCTTCTTCTGTTGTTTTATTAATAATTCTTGGATGAAATGTTCTTCTAAAAAAAGATTCTTCTCTGAACCAGTTTACATTACCACCAATTCCATTCATTGCATCGACTACATAAGTAACTCCAATATCTCCCCAATTTAAATCAGGATTTCCTTCAAATATTTTCTGATTATACAAATCATATCTAGCCTGTGTCATTAATCTTGGAATAAATCCACCACCACTACCCAAACATACACAAGTTTTTGCTCTCATATACTGAATGAGAGAATACACAATTAAACCATCACCTAAATGTAAATCAGTTGCACCATGAGACCATCTATAAGGAACTGGAGCATCTTCCTGTTCCTGATATTCATTGAATTCTATATTATTTGTTAAAGTATTTTTTATGTATTGTAAATCTTGTAGCATGAGATTAATCAGTAAGTTTTAAATTACATCTAATATACTAAAAAAAATTCAAATTTACAATAGAGTCAATCCATTTATTTTTGTCAGTATATAAATTTAATTCTTTTAATAATTTGTAAAATTCAGAACTAACTATATTCATTGGATATTGAAATGGATTTTGGTTAATATTTTTTAAAATTTCTAAATATTTTTCATTAAATTCTTCCTTACTACTTGCTCTATATTTGTAATCGATGTGTGGCATCCAATCGGTATGAATAATTGGAATTTTTCCATTATTAACTGCATCAAAAATTGCATATCCAAATGGTTCTTTAGTGTAGCATCCATGAAATATTTGAAAATTACTTTGAAAAAACTTTTTATGAAATCTATAATTAAATTCAATAAATCTATGAGAATTTGAATTTATGTTAGAAGCTTCTAACATTCTTTTATAATCGTATTTGTTAGAAAATATTATAGATGGTATGTTATCTAAATAATGTGCGTTTTTTCGGGTTTCACATCTAGCTGCATATCCAACTTTATCAGATATAATACCTGTAAATGGTTTTTTATTTTTCCATTCATAGTAATTTGTAATTGTTATAGTTTTTGGATACATTTTATGTATAGTATCGTTTTCATATCCTACCCAAACTATACTATGGGAATTATCTAATATTTCTTTTTGCCATTCCCAATCTATTTTAGTCATTAGGTTTTCATACTCATCGTTTAATCCCAACATATCAGGAATAAATGCATGAACAAAGGTTGTGTGAGTTTTGTGAAGATATTTTTTGATTATAGGATTCGGTTTGTAAGAATGGTGCAGAAAAACTATCTTATCACACTCATCTAATATCCTATCTATTTCTGTATCGTTTTCAAAAGTGTAAATTGTATCTTTTTCTGGAAATAGAGGTCTACCATCAACTACAATTTTGTAATCTTCTGTAACTAATGGTAAGATGTTCTCTACAAAGTTGTTACACCATATATCCGAACCTCCTACTATATTTTTTCCGTAACCTGTTGTAATAAACACTATCATATCAATACTGATTTTTTAGCAGTTTCTTGTATCTCTTTCCAATAAAAAAATGTTGCCCGTTTTTCATCTATTTCTAAATTTTCATTATATGGTAGTTTATCTATATAATTTCCTTTGTAAAATAATCCATCATTACCATTCAATACACCTGCATTATGTAGTATCCCGTATTTATCAACATCAGAATACGAATTCGTTACCCAACCGAACCCCATTCTATCATCTACGATGGTTTCGTGACCAAAGTACCAAGCATTCCATAATAAACTCCACATACCAGCAGTCCATTTTTGAATAGGATAATCACTATCGTGTTTTTTTACATAATTAGGTTCTTCATCACAAAAATATTTATAAAGTTTTACACTATCAGTTTCTACCTTATCCCAAAACTCATAAGTTGTATTCTTAACTATATATTGAGCGCCACCAGAATTATTATTCAATAACTTTGGTATTAATTTATCTATACCAACAATATCGCACATTTTTTCATATATATGATTTCCTTTTTGTTGAATATAATCATAATTTATATAAAATTTAGTATCACTTAAATGCCAAGCATTCCCATCTATCATTGAATTAAAATTTACTGGTTTAGTGAACACAATATCGGAATCATGTAAAAATAAAACATCATTTTGTATTTCGGGTCTAGCAATAATATGTTTTTTCATCAAATGAAAATAAACAGATGGTATATATGATTTATCTTCCCTAGTATCATTATAAAAAAAGAATCTAACACTATTATAATGTTCCATTAATTTTTGCCAACTTTCAGGAATAATTCCGTTTTCTATACCACAAACTATATCAATATAGTTTGGGTTTATTCCCATTTTTATGAAGTTGTTAATTAAAACTTCAACCTGCCAAGTATAGTATGTGATAGCTGGTTGGGCACAGACAAATCTTAAATTTTTCATAACATATTATTTTTATTAAAGACAAGTAAATGGACCACTCATAGAACTACCATTCCATAAATAATATCCACCATCACCTTGTAAATATATAGAATTAGGCCATAGTCCACTATTACAATTACTAACGGATGTACTCGGACCATAATATAAAGTGGAAGTATTGATACTTGTTGTACTAAAATATCCATTTAATGTTCTTGGAGTGTTACATACTTGAGTTGATGTTGTACCTGACCCAACTCCTGTCAATAAGAAACATGGTGCTTCAGTTGTTGTAGTTGGAGCTGCAGTTGTTGTAGTTGGAGCTTCAGTTGTAGTTGTGGTTGTTGTAGTTGTAGTTGTGGTTGTTGTAGTTGTGGTTGTTGTAGTTATACTCCTACCATAAAACTCATCCATCCCCAGCTGGTCAGTACCAGATGTATTATACGAAACTGAATATGCAATACCGGCTGAAGCCAAATCAATTTGAGTACCAGATGAGATTCCCCTATCGGTATTCATATCATTCATTGTAATTTGTCCTGATGCTGGTAATGCCATTATTTATTCTTTTTTAATTCTTCAATTTCTCTTTTCAATTCTTTTATACACTCTACTAAAAGTGGAACTACTTTACTATAATCAATAGTTAAATAATCTTCACCAGTTCTTGAACCACCATTTCCATCTTTATCAATTGGTGCTATACTTACAATTTCGGGTAGGACTTCTTGTACTTCTTGAGCAATTAAACCAACTTGTTTAGTATCATTCTTTTCGTAACCAAGATTTTCTGCAACTTCATTTTGAGTATAATAAACTCCATTTAATTTTTGAATTTTATCTAATGGATTTTCAATTTTTCCAATAATATTTTTTAATCTTTTATCTGAATAATACGCAATTACGTTCTGATAACATTGTATATTTCTTATAACTTGAACATCCCCACTATCATCAATTTTAAATCTTAATGGTTGTACCGAATCTGCTCCAACTGTTCCAGTATGAACTCTAAATGTTGAAGTTCCAATTGATACACCACCTCCTTGAACTAATGGACTTGTATTTGGAAAAGAACCTTCTGAATATGTCGAACCTGGTCTATCATAAATCATAGCCTCTTGGGTTCTAGGCAACCAATATGTGGTATTTAATGAATCATTTTCATCAGCAGCTGCTGAAGTTTTAAAGAAATCCGTAGATGTTAATGGTGAATTGAAAAACAAGCCATCTACTCGTAATCCACCTTTTGAATCATTAAATACAAGAGATTTTCCAGAAAAAGGTAATCCACCTGCAGTATTATGCCTAAAGTACCTTTCTGAATCTGTACTTACAATAAATCCACCATTATTAATTGTTGTTCTGCGGGGATTCGATGCAGGGTCTGTTGATGTTCCAGTAGATACTTCAAACCTAGTAGCTGATGCATCATTTAATAAAATTTTGTTATTACTAGAATCCAAAGTAATAGTACCGGCACCGGTACTTTTTGATATAACTGTTGAATTTATTGACCAACCTCCAATCGTAGCACCTAACGCGGATAATTCACTTACTGTTATTTTATCTGCCGTTACAGAACCAGCTGCAATTGTACCTGCAGTTACTGCATTTGCTGCAATTGTACCTGCCGTTACTGCACCTGCTGCAATTGTACCTGCCGTTACTGCGTTTGCTGATATTTTACCAGATGTGACTGCATTTGCTGCAATATTTCCTGCTTCTACTGCATTAGCTGCTAATTGTGCATTTGTTACGGTACTTAATGTTGCCAAAGCACCCAATCCTGTAACTTGTCCAGTTGATACGGTGTTTTGAGTTGCAAGTCCTCCTAATCCTGTTACTACCGAATTTGGAACTGAACTACCCACACTTAAATTACCAACTATATTTAGAGTTGTTCCATCCCAAGTTAATGAATTTGATGCAGATTTTAAAGATAATTTTTGAGCTCCTGAAGAAGTTCCAATAAATATACCATTATTATTAAACCCTTGGGTGGATTGTCCAATTGAAATATATGGAGATGTACTTCCACCTGCAATAGTAATATTAGCATTACCAGAAGTATTCGTACCAACATTTATTGTATTTTGTACATACGATTCTTTAGATATTATCATTTCAGCAGCTACAAAAAATGAATCAGTACCTAAAGATTCCCAAAAAGCAGTTTGAGTATTGGGCTGTTTATTTAAGTTAGCAGTTGCATTTGCTTTTGTTGCGTAATAAGTTCCACTATATAATACTACATCTTTACGTGTTGCATCTTGGCTAATACTATTGTAAGTTGTTGCAGCACTCCAAGGACCTCTAAACACTACACCTGGCCCGTCTCCCCCAGTCGCACCATTCGTTCCATTTGTACCATTAGCCCCTGCTGCTCCAGTAGGAACTTTTGTTGCTCTAACAATTATCGTTTGAGTTTGTCCAGTCGTACCTTCACTATCAGTATGTGTTACTGTTAGTGTTACCGATGCTTCTGCTGCATTCATTACCGCAGATGTCATTGTTAATGTTGCACTACTAACAGTTGGTGGAGTTGAGAATCCTGAAGTAGATGCAATGGTCATAGAAGTAAATCTACTAGTTGTTCCTTCTAATGCACTTATAGTTACATTTGATAAAGTTCCAGTTTGCGTTCCTGCTGCATTAGCCAATACAGATTGCGCTTGAGGTGAAGCAGAAATTAATACCAATGGAACTGCTTTTTTAACTTTTGATAAACTTAATGTATCGGTTACAGTTCTACTTGTTCCTTCAGAATCAGTTACAATTGCACTTATATTTACAGTTGTAGAATTTATTCCATCCGCTAAAGTTTGATTACTCAAAGTTACTACTCCAGTTGTATTATTTACTGTTAAACTCCCACCAGTATCTACTCTAGTTGCAGTTAATGTTGCTGGTAAAGTGATGGTAGAGCCATTGTAAGTTTCCTTTACAACTATCGTTGAATTTAAAAATGAATCAATTTGTGCACCTGTTGATTTAGCAGTTACACTTTGGTCTTTTGGTGTTGATGATATAGCTAAAACAGGTGCTGCTTTTTTATTTTTAGTATAAGTTACGTTTTTTATAATAGAAGTTGTATCACCTGCTCCATCCTTATAACTAATTGTTATATCCAATGAACCCGAATCTTGAGTAAGATTTGTAATACTGTATGAGTTTGTTGTTGGATTACTATTATTTCCACCATTTGGAGTACATCCAATTCCACTTAAATTTGTTAAGGCAAACGTATTATTTGCTCTAACACTATCGTTATCATCATCAAATGAAATACTCTCATTACCCACTTTAACAGTCACCGAACCACTTGTCAATATGAATGAACCACTAGCTACAAATCCGTTTGAAAGTGCTGGAAGTGATGCATTATCATTTGTGAGAGTTGCGGATAATCCATCTAATATTTTTACAGGAGTTATTGTTACTGCATCTGAAAATTGATTACCAAATTGGTCTGAACCTGAAATGAAGTATGTAGTCTCTCCCGTTCCAAAGGAATAATCAGTTCCAGCTATTGTATAGGTATCTACACCGTTTGTTGAGTTAGTAGATACCAATGTCAATGGTGGTTTACCACTTCCTGAATTTACAGTTAATGGAGTTGTTGCCGATGCTAAATTCTTACGTTTAGCTTCGATTGTTATTGTTTGACCCGATGGGTTTATTGATAAATCTGTTGCTTTATAAATAAATTGATTTGTATTAGATGTTACAAAAACACCAGGTGCGTTATCACCATCTTCAAACCTATATACGGTTTCAAATTGGTCCAACCCATCGCAAGATGCAGTATAAATAATTGAACCAACTAATACAGATGCTACACTACCACTAAAATTTGCAATAGTTAATGTTGCACCTGCATCACTTGTATTTGTTAATGTTCCAGGATAAGTTCCTGCATAGGAGGCGGGTACTATATAATTACCACCAACATCAAATGCAGATGATGCGTATGTAACTGAACCCGATAAATTTGATTTGGAAACCTTAAATCGAAGTTGTTGAAATGCAGGATTACCAAATGAACCAGTAGAAAATCTAAACGCAGTTCTATCTGAATCAAATGTTAATAATTTAGTGGCTTGTCCTGCGGTTCCACCTGTAAAATTTGCACTTTGTGTTACTGCAACTGGAACAAAATTATTATTTACATCATAAAATTCAAATTTAAAATTATAAGTTTCATTACCAATTACCGTAGGCATTGTAGTAATAAAGGAGATTTCATCAGGTGAAAATGCCGTATCTTCGGAAAGTCTTAAACTTATATTTCCAACATGCCATTCACCTTGCGATTGTGAAAAATATAAAGAACCACTTTGAAAATCGGAATCTAATTTAAACGGAATAACCGTATCTGATAGATTTTTTGTTGGAGTTATTCCATTTAATGTACCAATTAAAACATCACCACCATCGGAACCGCTTATGTATATTCCTAAATTACTTGCGGTAGATGATGAATAAAACGCATCTAAATTTAACTCATACGTGTTTGATGCTTTTATATCCAACGATTGTGAATAAGTTAATAACCCACTTCCGTTTAATTTTAATCCACTTTCAACTCTACTAGATGCTAGTTCCGTAGTTAATGAGCCAGTATTCCAAAATAAAGGTAATACTTCGGATGTAAATGTTCCAGTATTACCTATAACACTTCCTGTTAATTGGGTTGTTGTTAATAATTCTTTTGATTCTACTAATATATCTTGTATTAAATTAAAATCCGAAATATCTCCTTCAGAAGTTCTAAATACTTTTACTCGTTTTACATCACCTGCAAATGTTTCTAATTGTGAAAGTTTAATTTCTGCAAATGATTGATTTATTCCAGAATCAACTTTTGAACCACTTTCTATTCTGTATATCGGTGATAATACTTCTGTAATACTCGCAGTAGGTCTACGATAAAAACGAATTTTAGTAGTGTTTGCCAATGTAGGATTTACATTAACACTTCTCTGCCACTTTACATTGTAAGTACCTTGCCAATCAATTGGTATTGGTGTTAATAAACCATTACCATCGTAGTATGAACTTAATTCACCTAATATTGTAATTGTACAAGGACCATACGCGGTTGTATCTGGATAAACATATACCGCTACAACTTTTGATACCCCCTCATAGTATTCACTAATAAAAGATTCTCCGTTTATAGATGATGATACTATGCCTTCACCAGGTTCGTGATATATGGTGTTTCCAGCTGCATCTTTAATTTCAATTTTAACTAAAGTATCAGCTACCAATTCCTTTGAACCTGCTATTAAGAATGCGTTCTTACCACCAGTAAATGCATCTGGTATTTCTGTTACATTGAAGTAAGTACTATTTGGAGCAGTATCTACTACAAATGTATTATACTTATCTAAATTTTCAGCAAAAAGAGTTTTCTTTATTACGGCCATTATACAATATCTTTACTATAAATATTCTTAAAAAATAAATCTAACATATTTATATAAAGAAAACTAATAAAGTCTTTAAAAAACTAAAGAAAACTAAATAAGTTATGAAATTAATATGTGTTGGTGATAGTTGGACTGCCGGACATGGTGTTGAAACTAATTCCAAATACCAAAGAATTGCAGGTGGAGATTACGTTGTAGATTTTTGGCGTTCACAAAATTCTTGGCCAAGATGGGTAGCTGATAAATTGGGTGTTGAATATATTAATATGGGTGTATGTGGTGTGGGTAATAATTACATACTAAAAAATCCATTAAAAGATGTTGTTTTTAATGGTGATTATTTGGCATCGGATGATATTATAATAGTTATGTTTTCTTATCCATATAGAAATGCCACAAGTCCAATTGAAGATTATAAAGGATATGAAGATATGTTAAAAAACTATAAACATTTTTATTTTAATTCATTTTATCCAATGTTTAAAGATGAAGAAAATGTTGATTTGGATTTAACAAATTTTATAGAACCAGAAAATACAATGCTAGACGAATTGTTAAAATACCAAAACGAAACAGGTATCAATCCATGGAACTATAATATAAACATTAATGATTTTGAAAACGATAAATTACGATTGGGTGAATACCATCCAAATATAAATGGTTATAGAAAAATAGCAGATATTATTTACGAAAAAATAAAAAATAAGTTATGAAATACGCAATGTTACAAATAAAAAAAGAAACCCACGAACTTCTCAAAAATTATTGTGAAGAACATGGGTTTAAGATGGGTAGTTTGGTTGAAAACTTAATTAAGAAACATATTGGTGTTCCCAAAGTTCAAAACGGTGTGTTGAAAGCCGATAAAATTAAAAGTCAATCTTACTAAACCCATCTACTTTTTTAATTTCTATTAATCCATCTACTATATCTCTCATTTGTTCTAAATGTGAAATTATCCATATAAAATCAAATTGAGTTTTAAGATACTGCATCATCATAAATAGGGATGATAAGTTATCCGAATCCAATGTACCAAATCCTTCATCTATTACTAAAAAGTTTGGACGAGGTAAGTTACATACATTAATAAGTGCTACTCTAATAGCCAATCCACTTACAAATTTTTCCATACCACTACACATTTCTAACCCCCACTCCTGGTCATCATAAACAATTTTAGCATTAATTGATTTACCATCCATCTCCATTGTAATTCCAAAATCAACTACTTGAGCAAGGATATTGTTTACTTCATTTTCAATTACAGGTAACGCCTTTGAAATTAATTCATAAGGTATTCCGTCTCTCTTCACTGCGTCCAAATAATAGGTGTACAGGCGGTTCTTTTCTTCCAATACCTTAACATCATTCATCTTTTGTTTTATGTCCTCTATAAACGAAGATATGGATGAAATAGAACCATTTAAATGTGTTATATCTTTATTTAATTTACTAATTTCATTTCCAATATTATTTTTTGTTTTATTTAATTCAGAAATTTCAGTTTCTATTTGTTTATTTTTAGAAATTGTATCTTCATTTTCATAATACTTATTTATATTTTCATTAATAGTATTTAATTGGTTTTCTAATAATTGTTCTTTAGTTTTTAAAGCATCTAGTTCAACTTCTGTTTTTTCTAAAACAATTTTACTTTTAGAATATGTGTTTTTTAATTCATTATACTCACTATATTGTGTATCTACACCATCTAATGTATTTAATTTAAATTGAATAGAATCAACATTATTTTTAGAGTTATTTAATTTATTTTTTAAAATTATTAACTCATCCTTTGCATTCATTGCATCTTTTACAAACACATTATCACAACAAAATTCACAATTAGGGTCATATTTATGTTCTTCTAAATGTAAAATCTTTTCATTCAATGTTTGTTCTATATATTTTAGCTTTTGATACGAATTTTCCGCGTCTAAAACTTCGTTTTTAATAGTAATATATTTTG